AACCTCTGCTCCGTTCGGCCTGCGTCCTTCGTTCCACCCATCGGGTCTGGATCGCGCTGTGGCGCTTGCGAGCGGTATTGCCTCCGGTTACAACACCGGAATTCTGAAGGGCCAGCCTGTGGCCCTTGACACGTCTGGAAACATCATTGCTGCTACTGCCGGCAGCGCCTACCAAGGCGCTTTTGCTGGTCATGAGTACACTGATACAACCGGCCGTCGTATTGTCAGCAATCAATGGACCGCAAACACTGCGTACCAAACTGGTTCTGAAGTGACCTACTACTACTCTGACCCGAATATCGTTTACGACATTCAGGCAAATGGTAGCTTGGCTCAAACCTCAATTGGCGATCAAGCCAACTTTGCAAGCATTACTGCTGGTTCTACGACCATAGGCTTGTCTCAGTGCATGATCTCCACCTCCCTTGCGGGGTCAGGTGCGGTCGGTGATATGCGTATCATCGGTCTTTCTAACGGCGTTGACAACGCTTGGGGCGATGCTTACACAGTAGTGCAAGTACAAGTCTCGCGCAGTCAGTTCGTTGCAACCATTAACGCCATCTAAGGAGTCCAATCATGGCAGCACCAATGCGCAGTACGGACTTTAGAAGCATCGTTGAACCAATTATGAACGAGTGCTTCGATGGAGTCTATGACCAACGTACCGATGAATGGTCACGGGTTTTCCGTGAGCAGGACGGTATTCCCCGCAACTACCACGAAGAACCCGTCCTGTACGGTTTTGGCGCGGCTCCCCAGTTGCCTGACGGCACCCCCGTCAGCTACCAACAGGGCGGCGTGCTCTTCTTGCAGCGCTATATTTACAACGTGTATGGCTTGGCCTTTGCGTTGACTAAAGTGCTGGTTGAAGACGGCGACCACATCCGTATCGGGCAGGTCTATGCTCGTCACTTGGCTCAGTCTCTGATTGAGACTAAAGAGACTCTGTGCGCGAACATTCTGAACCGTGCGTTCAACTCCAGCTACCCCGGTGGCGACGGCGTGTCTCTAATCAGCACTGCCCACCCCATCGTGAACGGCACGTTCAGCAACCAGTTGGCCACGGCCGCTAACCTGAGCCAGACCAGTCTGGAGCAGATGCTGATCCAAGTCCGTCAAGCTGTTGACAACAACGGCAAGAAGATCCGTCTGGTGCCCCGCCAACTGGTGGTCGCCCCGGGCAACGTCTTCCAAGCCGAAGTTCTGTTGAAGAGCGTCCTGCGCTCTGGTTCAGCAAACAACGACCTGAACCCTGTCAAGTCTATCGGCTTGCTGGATGAAGGCGCTGCTGTTATCAGTCGTTTGACCAGCGCTACCGCGTTCTGGGTCCAGACCGACGCTCCAGAGGGCATGAAGCTCATGATGCGTCGCAAGTTGGAGAAGACCATGGAAGGCGACTTCGAGACCGACTCCATGCGCTACAAGGCTACTGAGCGTTACATCCCCGGGTTCACCGACCCGCGTGCAATGTACGGTACACCCGGCGTGTAAAGTGACAAGGGCTGGTCTAAAAAGCCAGCCCTTTTTCGTTAAACCTGATCAAGCTTTTCAAGGAGAAGATCAAAATGCCTCAATTTTCTGATGACCTATTCTTAGGTTCCGCAATTACCTATCAAGGCGCGGACGCCTACCCTGCTGTTGCAACTTTTACTGGTTCAATCGCCACCACGACATTGACCGTCACCGCCATGCTGTCTGGTGACCCAATTTTTGTGGGTATGTTCCTTGACAGTTCAACCTCGCTCACCAATGGCACGTACATCACGGCATTTGGTACGGGTACAGGCGGCATAGGTACTTACACAGTAAGCGCCTCACAAACCGTGGCAAGCGCCACCATCATTGGTTCTGGGAATGCGCTGTTGCAGAACCCATCTACCATGAGCGTAGGCGTCGGCCCACTAGGTCGAGTTTACGTCTGGGACGCTGTTCCACAAGCCAAGCTGACAACCAACATTGTTGCCGCTGTGATCACAACTGCCACCACGCTCACGCTGGCCGCTGGCGCAGGTGTGACATCAGTCGTCACAGCTAGTGGTGCCACAGTGTTGCAACTTGACTGCCCTCGTGCCGTGTCTACAACCACAGGCGCTGGCTCCCCAACTACTGTCAACATCACGGTATCTGGTTTTGACTACTACGGTCAGGCCATGAGCGAGGTGATTGCGACAGGCACCGTGGCGTCAACAACTGTCAATGGTAAAAAAGCCTTTTACCAAATCTCCAGTGTTACTGCTTCTGGTGCAAGCGTGGTGACCGTTGCGGTGGGTACGACAGACATCTTGGGTGCGCCATTGCGCATCACTGATGCCGGGTACATCACTCGCGCAGGTTGGAACAACACCCTAGCTGAAGATGCAGGAACATTTGCTGCGGCCGCTACGTTGACGGCCACCACCACCACTGGTGACGTGCGCGGAACGTACACCCCCTCCTCGGCGGCAGACGGCATTAAGCGCCTTGTGATGGGAATAGCCCTGCCAGCAATTGCAGCAGGCCCAAATGCAACCCGTATTGGCGCTCTTGGCGTCACACAAGCATAAGGAGAGCGACATGGGTCAATTTAAACCAATGGTCAAGATGGAGACCACCGAGCCCTCAGTTGAGCTGAAACTCAAAAAGGGTGGCAAGGTAGTCAAGAAGGCTGACGGAGGCATGATGGGCTCGCCAATGGGCGCTATGCCTGCCCGTGGCGGCATGATGGGTGCCAAGGCCCCTATGAAGCCGTCTCTGGCTATGCGCCGGCGTGCCATGCGCGGCATGCCGTCCGGTGCCGGCCCGGCGGGTCCGATTGGTGGCGCTGCTCAAATGCAGCCCTCAATGCCGCCCCCTATGCCGTCCGCCCCAATGAAGGAAGGCGGCAAGGCTGACAAGACGCAAGACAAGGCCATGATCAAGAAGGCCTTCAAGCAGCACGATATGCAAGAGCATAAGGGCGGCAAGGGCACGTCTCTCAAGCTGAAGCATGGCGGGAAAATGGCCACTGGTGGCGTAGTCAACGGCCAAGGCGGGTTTGCTACCGGGGGTGTAGTGAAGGGCCAAGGCGGATATGCCACTGGTGGCGTTGCCAAATCAAACGGCGGCGGTTACAAAAGTGGTGGCAAAGTCAAAGGCATGATGGGTGGCGGCATGGCTGGTGACGGCATGATGGGCGGCGGAATGATGGATGATGGCATGATGAATAACAGCATGTCTGCCGCTTACAAAAAAGGTGGTGCCACAAAAAAAGCCTACGCGGCGGGCGGGACTGTTAACTCAGGCCGTCCCGTCGCGATGCCCCAAGGCAACAAACCAGCCTCCAAGCCTGTAAGGATTAACGAGCTTGCTGGCACATTTAAGCGTGGTGGCACGGTAAAAATGAATGGTGGAGGCTCTTCCTCTGAAAAGTCGGAAGACATGTCCAAAGGGGCTTATGACAAAGCGCCAAAGTACAGCCGTGACGTTGAGGATGCGCTGAACCCGTTGGGCATGGTAAAAGAACTTGCCAGTAAAGCAAAAAACTTTTTTATGCCCAAAAAGACTGCTGACAGCGTGACCAAGACGAAAGAGTCAGTCACCGTCACTCCCGCCAAAAAGCGGGGTGGTGCGGTGAATTGCTGAACTTGAGTGGGGGCTGCGGCCCCCGCTTCTAATTGGAGATTAAATAATGGGAACTTACTCTTCCGCAACGCGCCAAGGCGCATATGAGCCGTTTGAATTGCAAGTTGCCCGTGGGCAAGTTGATGGTCACAAAACCTTATTTAAATTCGGTATCAACGGCGATGTTGGTACATCTGTTGAAACAGTTTGGGCGCAAGGCGGTACATATGTGTACCCCGCTTCTGCCACTGTAATGAAAATTTCCAGTTCAAGCGCAGACGATACTTCTGCTGGAACTGGCGCAAGAACAATTGCTATTTTTGGTCTTGATGCAAATTACAACGAAATTAGCGAGTCTGTCCTTTTAGATGGGCAAACAGCAGTCAACACTGGCAACAGTTACTTGCGTATTTCTCGTATGTATGTGACCACCGCTGGTTCTGGAGCAACTGCCGCAGGCACTATCTATGCTGGTACAGGCACTGTTACTTCTGGTGTACCTGCAACCGTTTACGGCATGATTACCCTTACCGCGAACCAAACACAGATGGCGTTTTGGACAGTGCCAGCAGGGTACACCTTGTATTTGATGGGAGTTTTCTTCACATCCGCAAACTCAACCGCAAACGCATCAACCAATTTTCAGTTGATTCAACGCCCATTGGGTGGTGTGTTTAGAATTCAAAGTTCAGCGCGTACCGCTGGCAACGGTGACTTTGTTGTTGACCTGCACGCACCCCTTGTTTTTACTGAAAAAACAGACATTGAAATTAGGGCGGTTGCTTCAGCGGGGGCTTCAAATGTCTCTGCTGAGTTTGAGGGCATTTACATTAAAAACCCTGACTAATCATGCCAAGCAAGTCACCTGCTCAACATAGGTTGATGGAGGCGGTTGCGCACAATCCGGCGTTTGCCAAGAAGGTGGGCATCCCGACAAAAGTTGGCAAAGAGTTTGCTCGTGCTGACAAAAAAATGGCGGATGGTGGTAGCGTAAATGCCGCTGGTAATTACACCAAGCCGGAGCTTAGAAAACGAATTGTGTCGCAGGTAAAGTCTGAAGCCACGCAAGGCACAGGCGCAGGTCAGTGGTCGGCTCGTAAAGCACAACTTGTCGCTAAGAAATACAAGGCGGCTGGAGGAGGTTATCGTGATTGAATATGCAGGACATATGGACGATTGCGCCATTAAAGAAGATGGCCCATGCACTTGTGGCACGGACGAAATTCTTGAAGAATTGGCACTTGAAGAGGCCGGTTTAACCGCTGAAGATTTTGAATGAAAGCGCCACAGAAATCCCTGAGTGATTGGGGCAAGCAAGACTGGAGAACCAAAAGTGGTAAAAAATCTTCTGACACGGGTGAAAGATACCTTCCAAGCGCTGCAATCAAAAGTCTCAGCTCTTCTGAGTACGCTGCAACAACAAAAGCCAAACGAGCAGGCAAAGCCGCCGGGAAGCAGTTTGTAGCGCAGCCAAAAAAGATTGCCCAAAAAACGGCCAAATACAGGTTCTGACCATGCAAAAAAACAATTCATCAGTAGCCAAGTCTTTGAAAAAGGCTGGTTTCTACGAGCCGTCTAAAAGCAAGCCTGAGCGGGTCAAAATCATCAACGATGTGACAACCAAACCTCAACGGCTGAACATGGTTGAAAAGTTGTTTTCAGATAAAAAATTGAAGGCTGGCGGCCCGTCTCTTGCAGTCGGCCGTGGCGAGAAGCTGCCGATCAGCAAGGGCGCTGGCTTGACCGCCAAGGGTAGAGCCAAATACAATGCGGCAACCGGCAGCAACCTGAAGGCACCACAGCCCCAAGGTGGCTCACGCAAAGATTCTTTTTGCGCAAGAATGAGCGGGATGCCGGGGCCAATGAAAGATGAAAAAGGCAAGCCAACTCGCAAAGCGGCAGCCTTAAACAGATGGAAGTGCTGACATGGCGTACTCAGGATCTGTAGGTACAACCGTCATAACGGTCCAAACGCTGATTGATCACGGCGCACGTCGCTGCGGCAAACTGGCTGGAGAATTGACTTCCGAGCAGGTCCTAAGCTCTCGCGAGTCGTTGTTTTTCCTGTTGTCCAACCTGATCAACATTGGCATCCAGTATTGGGCCATCAGCAAGAAGGTCTACGGCTTCACGCCTGACAAAGCAATCTACTCGCTGCCTTTGGGCGGCAATGACGTTCTGAACGCCCTGTACCGCTTCATGAACCGCCCTGATGGCTCGTACACCAGTTCGGCCGGCGGAACCGTTGCAAACGTCTATGACGGCGACGTGGACACGGTCTGCACCCAGACCTCTGCCAACGGCAACATTGCTGTCAACTACGGCCCCTCAAACCCAATTTTTATCGGGTCAATTGGCTTCCTGCCGGCCTCTAGCGGCACAAAATCATTCATTCTTGAATACTCGCAGGACAACGTAACTTGGGCGACTTTGGCCGACCTTGGGTCTATCACCGTGGTTGACAACGAGTGGATCTGGACCGACATCGTCAACGGACAAACTGTGCCGTACTACCGCATCCGGGCCTACAGCGGGACCACCCTGAGCCTGCGCGAGTGGTATTTGGGCAACAACAGCACTGAAATTACCATGTCTCGCTTGAACCGCGATGACTACACCAACTTGCCCAACAAGAACTTCACAGCCAACCAGCCGTTCCAGTTTTGGTTTAATCGGACCATTCCGCAGAGTGAGATCGTGCTTTGGCCAACGCCCCAGAACGCCTTCTACCAGATGGTTGTTTGGTACTCCCGCCAGATTATGGACGTGGGCGACCTGTACGGCGAGCTGGAGGTGCCACAGCGTTGGTACGAGGCCGTGGTGATGATGCTGGCTCACCGGATGAGCCTTGAGCTGCCCGGTGTGGACATGGGCCGTGTTCAGTACCTAGAGGGTCAGGCGGCAAAGTACCTTGCCATGGCCGAGGAAGAGGAGCGCGATCGGTCGCCAATTTACTTCTCCCCGAATATTTCGTGCTACACAAGGTGACCGATGGCCATCTTTCTGGACACCCTCGGATACTCTGACATTGCAATTGCAATATGCGATCGCTGCAAGATGAAGCGCCCGCATGCTGTGATGCGCAACGACCCCAACTTTCCGGGTCTCAGAGTGTGTAACGAAGGCTGTGCAGATGAGCTTGACCCCTACCGCCTGCCGGCTCGCAAAACCGAAAGAATAACAATTCGGTTTCCACGCCCCGATCTCCCAATTGGTGCCGGCGACAACTATCTGATCACGGGCGGCGAGACCAGCGTGTATCAGATCTCGACTGAGGGTAATACCCAGACTCCAACATCTACCGGGAACAGGGACACTATTGCACCAAACCCGCCAGACAACACGAGCACATAATGTCCGCACAAGTCACTATTTTACAATTGCCAGCGGCCGGTGCCATTACGGGCACGGAAGCGGTCCCAGTCGTCCAAAATGGCGTGACGGTGCAGACCACCGCCAGTGCCATCTCCGCCTCCCCGTCGCAGCCTTACACCTACCTGACCGTCAGCCAGACGCCCCAGTTGGCCAACAGTCGGTATGTAGGGGCAACAAATGGCTTGGCAATAACGGACGGTGGAGCGCAAGGACTCTTCAATATAACGACCACAGACGCTTTATTGTCCTTGGTCAACTCCAGCACTGGCATACAGGTTAAGACGTCCGCTACGGCCCTTACAGGCCGTTCTGTGGCCGCTTCCGGGGCCGGGTTGACAGTTACCAACGGTTCCGGCGTTGCTGGAGACCCAACCATCGCCTTGAGCGGTCAGGTAGCAAATTTTGCCAACGCCAGTTTTAACGGGCTGGTAACACTCTCAACTGCTGGCGGCATCACCTCCTCAACGATAACAGGCACCGCAAGTCAAATTGACGTGGCAAACGGCACTGGGGTCAGCGGCAACCCAACGGTTTCTTTGGCCACCGACCCCGTAATCCCCGGCACCGGGGGTGTTGTGGTTCCAGCCGGCACAACAGGCCAGCGTGGAACATCGACGTTAGGAAACTTTCGGTTTAACTCAACAACAGGCTTGTTTGAGGGCTACAACGGTGCTTGGACTGCATTTGCATCAGGCTCTGGCGTTACTTCAATTGCAACCGGCACAGGGCTCACAGGCGGCCCAATCACCTCCACGGGCACAATCAGCATTGATGTGACCGGGGTAACTGCGGCCACCTATGGCTCTGCCACGACTGCCCCTGCAATTGCAGTTAACGCGCAGGGTCAAATTACAAGTGCAACAAACACGACGATAACCCCTGCGGTTGGCTCAATCACAGGCTTAGGTACTGGCGTTGCTACTGCACTGGCGATCAATGTAGGTTCTGCAGGCTCACCTGTTGTAAATGGTGGTGCATTAGGTACTCCCTCCAGTGGCACTTTGACCAATGCAACTGGCCTACCTTTGACCACGGGCGTGACAGGCAACCTGCCGGTTACAAACCTAAATAGCGGCACCGGCGCAACGGCGTCAACCTTTTGGCGAGGCGATGGCAGTTGGGCGGTGGCGGGTTCTGGCACGGTTACTAGTGTTGCCCAGTCGTTCACAGGCGGCATCATTTCGGTGGCCGGCTCACCAATTACCACCAGTGGCACTTTGGCCTTGACTGTTGCCGGCACAAGCGGCGGGATTCCCTACTTTAGCGGCACAAGCACATGGGCAACCTCAGCGCTGCTGACGGCAAATGACTTAATGATCGGTGGGGGCGCTGGAGTCGCCCCAAGCACCGTGACTACCGGCACGGGCGTTGTGACGGCCCTAGGGGTCAATACAGGCACGGCAGGGGCGTTTGTAGTCAATGGTGGCGCTTTAGGAACACCATCAAGTGGTACTTTAACAAACACAACAGGTTTGCCAATCAGTACAGGCGTATCAGGTTTAGGCACAGGCATAGCAACGGCTCTTGCAATTACTGTCGGTTCTGCTGGTGCGCCCGTGGTTTTTAACGGCGCTTTGGGTACGCCAAGCAGCGGCACGCTGACAAACGCAACAGGACTGCCCCTGACAACTGGGGTGACAGGTATCCTTCCAATCGCAAACGGCGGAACTGGCACAATTTACGGTGTTGCTGGTGGGACTTTCTAAGGAAAATTTATGGCTCAGACAAACTACACACCCATATCGCTGTACTTCAGCACAACTGCGGCGGCAACACCGTCTGCTGGCAATCTTGTTGCTGGCGAGTTGGCGCTCAATACCACAGACGAAAAACTGTACTTTAAAAATACGGCAGGTACTGTAAAACAAATTGCAGGCCCCGGAGTGGGCGGCATCTCATACACCACCACCAAAACAGCCAACTACACAGCAGTCGCAAATGATGGTGTGCTGACCAACACAACTGCCGGGGCATTCACGGTTAACCTGCCAGCGTCTCCATCCAATGGAGATCAGGTCATCGTTGCTGATGCGGCGGGTACTTGGGGGACAAACAACCTCACCGTAGGGCGCAACGGAAACAACATAGCTGATGTGGCGCAGGACTTGGTTTGCGACATCAGCGGGGCGTCTGTTCAGTTTGTCTACAACAGTTCTGGTACAGCAAGCTGGGAGGTGTTTGCACAGATTGGCGGCAATGGCGGCACTGCTGTTACGCTGACCGGGACACAGACGCTGACCAACAAGACGCTGACAGCGCCAACCATTGCATCTGCAAACCTAACAACTGCATTGACCCTTGCTGGTGCAGCAGGTACGAATGGGCAGGTTTTGACAAGTGCTGGGTCTGGTTTGCCGTCATGGACAACGCTTGCTGCTGGTTACACGCTTGGAACTGCTGTTGCTACGACTTCTGGCACTGCGGTTGAGTTCCTTGCCATCCCAGCAGGGACTAAACAAATTGTGATGACATTTTCTTTGGTGAGTACTAACGGTACTCAAACAAAACGGATACAACTCGGAACTTCTGCCGGGTTTGCATCAACAGGCTATAGCAGTGGAGCATTTAGCGTTATTGGCGCTGGTACACCTGCCATTGTGGTTGACAGTCTTTCTAGTGCTTTTGTTATCACATCAATTCTTGCAGCAGAAACAATTTCTGGAAGTGTGACGCTAACCCTTTTAGACGCAGCAACTTATAAATGGTCGGCAATGGGCATATTATCGAGTACGTCAAGCTCTTTTATTACTTCAGGGACTGTGACATTAGCCGCTGTATTGGACAGGGTGCGGCTAAACGTAGGCGATACGTTTGATGGTGGTGTATTAAACATTGCTTATATTTAAGGAAACATCATGCACAAAATAGTATGTAACGTCAGTACGGGCGAAGTCACTCAGGTTGATTTAACGGCTGAAGAAGTGGCTGAGGTTAACGCCCGTGCTGCGGCGTATGTCCAACCAACACCACCCGCCCCAACAAAAGAACAACTGCTTGCGCAATTAAATGCTCTGTCAGCCCAAATCCAAGCACTGGAGTAAGCCATGACAACCCTATCTGACATCATTACACCGACAAACCTCGTCACATTGACGGGAACATCTACGCTTACCAACAAGACCATTGCTTTTGGTAGCAACACCCTGTCTGATGTGGCAAGTCTGTCTACAGCCCAGACCTTCACTGGCACAAAGACCTTCAGCGGCACATCATCCGTGCTTGCGATGGTCCTGAACGACACGGCAGAGGTGGCAACAGTATCAGCAACAGCGGCTACAGGCACGATCAACTACGATGTCACCACCCAGTCTGTCCAGTACTACACCAGCAATGCAAGTGCCAACTGGACTGTCAACTTCAGAGCGTCATCAGGCACATCGTTGAACACTGCCATGACTACGGGCCAGTCTGTGACTGTGGCTTTCTTGGTCACGCAAGGTGCTACTGCCTACTACAACAATGTGGTGCAGGTTGACGGTACAACCTCTGGAGTCACTACACGCTGGCTAGGCGGTGCGCCTACTGCGGGTAATGCTAGTGGTATTGATAGTTATCGTTATTTGATTATCAAGACAGGTAGTGCGACTTTTACAGTCTTGGCAAGCAACACACAATTTAAGGCGTAATGAACACCGCCTACGTTTACACACTAACAGACCCCAGAAATGGGTTGCCTTTCTACGTTGGTAAAGGGCATGGTAAACGCTGCGAGTTTCATTTAGACGAGGCTAAGTATTACACCAGCCGCAAATCAAAGAAGTTAAACAAGATTCGCAAATTGATGTCGCTTGGTTTAAAGCCGATTATTGCCAAAGTAGAAGAAAACGTGTCAGATGCTGATGCCATTGACTTTGAATGTTTGTTGATTGCCGAAATGCGTGATATTGGTATCCCATTGACCAACATGACTGACGGCGGGGATGGTGCTCAAGGATATAAGCATACTGAGGAGCACAAGCAAATGATGCGTGGGTTGTTTGCGGGTCGTATTTTTACAGAAGAACATCGTCAAGCAATGTCAAAACCCAAGTCTGAAGAAGGTCGAGTAAACATTGCCAAAGCCAGATTAACTACAACTTACAGACCATCTGAAGAAACCAAACGTAAGACTTCTGAGGCTTTAAAGGGAAGAAGTTTTACGGATAAGCATAGAGCAAAAATTAAAGCAGGTTTAACTGGTAAACCCAAAGCAAAAATAGAATGTCCTCATTGCCAAAAACTAGCATCGCCAGCAATGGCAAAGCGTTGGCACTTTGATAACTGTAAAGATAAGGAATAAAGATGCCTTTACAAGCTACCAGTGGAGCCGCCTCGTATGACGCATTCGGAGGAGGGGTTGTTGCAGAGCCAAATTATATAGAGTCGGTGTTCAGCACGTACCTTTATGCTGGTAATAGCGGTACACAAAGTATTGTTAATGGAATTGACCTATCTACTAAAGGTGGGTTGGTTTGGGTTAAAAATAGAGGGG